AAGTGTGATTTCAGGAATGGAAACCGGCATGGGTGATCCTCGTGTTTTGAGGAACTACCCGGCGCTCAGTAGGGAAACTTGAACGAACGCACCACCAGGTTACCAATAAGCTGGGAAAAGACCCGCAAGTCCCGCCGCCTGACCTGGACCCGCACCGACTTGGAACCCTCGGCCGCCAGAATGTGAAAGGCCCCATCGTCGGCGTCTCCATCGTGCCCGATGTAAGTCACAAGCAAACACCCCGCGTCACTCTCGATGATGACCTCATCGGTTTCCATGCCGAACCGGTTGAGGTACGCGGGCTTGGGTTTGTCATTTTCCGGGTGTCCAGACTTCGTCATCTTTAACCCTCTCCATCATCCGGTAACCGTGGTCTTTCAGAAAGTGGTGAAGTTGGCCGACATTGTGCCCGTGCTTTTCCAAATGGTCTTTAACCTCAAGGAACAGGACGGGCCGACACCGGGCCAGCGTTTCCCTGGCCCCCATTAAGGCGTGCAGCTCGTACCCCTCTACATCCAGTTGGATCAGGTCGCAATTTTGCAGGTGAAGATCATCAAGCCGCAACATCCGGCAAGGCAGGTCGCCGGTCGGGCTGATGCGGTAGGTGCCGCCGTTGTTGTCCTCGGGCAAGAGCAGCGCCGTAGCCCATGTGGTTTCCTGGCCGAGCGCCAGGTGGTAAGGGACAATGTGCGCAAACGGTTTGATGTTACGGATGAGGCAATCGAAATTGGACCTGCTCGGCTCAAAGGTTAAGACCTGCCGGAAAACGCGACCGACCGCCACCGGATAAATGCCGACATGGCCGCCGGCACAAACGGCGGTTTGTAAACGATCCAGGCACCACCTTTGAATCATGCCCACCAAATGCCGCTCGGCGTCCTTGCGGATGGCCGCGAATCCCAGCGTATCCTCTTCGGGGCGAAACCAGCCATCGACAAAAATCATGTCAGCCACCCCGAGATCGTTAGGGACAAGATTCGCCAGGGCTCATCGTTGCCGTCGCTGATGTCTGCGATGGAGATGGAAGCATCGCTTGAGCGCAGGCTATAGAGGGTGTTGGACCCGACGACCTTGCGGACGGGGTTGGACTCGATCAGCGCCTCGATGGCCGACTGCGCCGCCTTGGCCTGGGCCATGGTGACGCACACCACCCGCAGGGTGAGACTGCAATCCTTGACCCCGTAGCTAGGCCCGGCAATCGAGGAAAACGGTTCCCCGGTCAGGTTGCTGTAATCGGCCGCAGGCCAGGAACTATTGGACTGCGGGATCTGGTCGGGGTGAACCCCGCCCGGAATCGCCGCCGCCGTGGGCGCGTCGTTGATCAGGAGGGACCGCACCGCCTCGGCAAAGGAAACTGACATCAGATCACCCGCAGGGTTTTGACAAGGTTGGCGTATTCGGCCTGGAGGACGGCAAGCGCCTTGTCCTTGGCCGCGGCGGTCGCCGCCTTTTGCGCGCGCTCCAAAAACTTCCGACCGCGCACCACGGTTTTGGTCGCGGCCTTGTAGCCTCGTATGTAGGATTCGACCGTGTCGCGGCTCACGCCTTTTGCCGCCAACCGGAGATTCAGAAACGAGTCCTGAAGTAGCTTTTGGTCGAGCCCCTGTGACAACGCCTTGCGCATGTTGATCTCCGAGGATTTGGCCCCCAGCCCGCGCTGACTTCGCAAAAGGGATATGACCCGTGTGTTGATGTCCCGACCCTTGACCCGCCCGGCCCGGGTGCCGTCAAGGGAAACCCGCGACACCGCGACAAACCCATCCTCGACCAGGTGAACGGTTGACTTGGGGATCTCGTTGACCTTGCGTCGCCCCCGCTGGGTGACAGCGTAGACATCACGATCCACGCCGATCACGACATAGGGGCGGTATGGAGATTTTTTGTCCCGGTAGAAAACCTTGAGCGATTTGCGCAAAAGCCCGGATCGGCCGTAGTGCCCTATCGGTTGGTTTTTTTTTCGCTTGATGCCCGCATTGGGGGCAAGACGCCGTGCCTCGGCAAGCAGCACCCGCCCGCCATGGGTAAGCGCCTTGCGGTAGATCTTTTTCGCCTTTTTGGGATCCAGCGCCAACAAGATCGGACCCAGGGCGCCGGAAAGATCCGGCACCCGCACAATGAACGGACCTTCCCGAAATACCTTGCTCAATCGTCGGACCTCTCAAATCCCCCGATCTGTAAAACCTTGCCAAGGTTGTCCACATCGCGGAGCCCCGTGATGTAGACTGTGCGCGTGACACCGTGGACGGAAATCTGCATTCGGTGCTGTTCGGTCACCGTAGATCGCCAGCGCATTTCCACCGCCCAGGTTGTGCCCATAAGCGGATGATCGGCTGCCGCGATTTCCGATGCGGACACCGGCACCGCGTACCCCCACACCGTCGCATAAGTTGACCAGGTCTTGGTCTTTTGGCCATCGGCGGCCGTGGACTCGGTCGCGCTTTGCAGCGCGATCCTTTGCCGCATCCTGGAGAAGTTAAGCGCCATCAGGCTTTCCCCCACGAATAGAGGGAGCAAGCGCGGTCGATGGCGGGACCCACCTCGGGCCCAATGTCCCGGCTGTTGCTGGCCCGGTTGTCGTACCAGTGGGCGATCAGTGTAAGTAGCGCAGTCTTGACCACCGCCGGGACCGATGTCGTTTGGCAAACATAGGTGACAGTGATCGCGGACGCGTACCCATCGGGCTCGGGCAGGTTGACCGAATCTTTAATCTGGATCAGTGGGTCGGTTTCCTCTTGCCCCAACTGGGTCACATAGTCGGCGCTTGACACCGTGGAGGTGCCCGAGGTCGTGCGGCATGTCACCGAGGTGATCGATGCCACCGGCCCCGCGGGCAAGCGGATGATCCGGTTGGATGGCCAGGTTTGCAGCTTGAGCGTTTTGGTCGTGCTGTCGAGGGTGCGCCCCGACCGGGTTTGGAAATAATCGACCGCCGCCAGGATCAGATCATCGACCAGCGCATCGTCGGCGGTGATGTCGCTGTCGATCTTGCACCACAGCTTAGCCTCGGATCGGGTTGGCACGGCCATGAATTAGCCTCGCTTTTCGGTGGCCTTGGGCCGGGTGGCGGTTTCGGGTTTGGGCCGGGGTGTTGGCGCGGGTGGCGATGGCGCCAAAACCTCATCGACCAGCCCGGCCGCGATCATCCGCTTGGCCTCGGTTTCGTCCCAATCGAGGACCGCGCCCGCGCCCTGGGTCGTGTCGGGATAATTGGTCTTTTGGCGAATCTTGATTGTCGGCATTTTTGGCCCCAAAGGAAAAGGCCCCGGGGGAAACCCGAGGCCCTTGTGGGAACTACACCCCAGGCGCGGATTAGGCCTGGACCAACAACTTGAACGCGTTGGCTTGCACGACCTTTGAGTCGTACCGTTGGCGCATCTTGAGAAGGATTTGATCCTCGCGCACAAACCGGCTGGTATCGCGGATCAAGTCCGGCACCCCGGCCTGGCGAATCAGGAACTTTTTGGGTTGACACAAAAGGACCGTCTTGTTGCCGGTCGCCACGGTCGAGGCCATGGCGCTGTTGAACACGACCGGATAGCCCAGGATCGAGTACCCCGACCCCGAGCCCGCCGCATTCCATTCGCCGATGAGGTAGCGGCCATAGGAATCCTTGAGTTTGCGCAGGTAGGAGAAAATGCTCTGGTGCATCATCATTACCGCGCCTTGACGGTAGGCGGGGTCAAGGGACGCCTCCAGGTCAATGATTTCATCGAAGGCAATGGCGGTAGCCGATGCGGCTGTCTTGCCCGTGCCCGCGCCGGTCACCATACCCTGGGGAGCCGAAGATCCGCTCCCGGTGGTGAAGTCGGTTTGTTCCTTGCGCCCATGGCGCTCGGCCATGAGTTCGGCCAGGCGGCCCTCCAGATCGGAAAGCGCGGTATCCATCGCCAGCTCATAGGGGATGAGCAGTTCGGTCGATTTGCCGTAGGCTGACAGCGCCACCTGGCCAAAGGTCACCGCGTCTTCGCTGGTGGCCGTGTTGATGGTGCGATCCGCCGCGACCGTGCTGACATCATCCGCGGTGGGGAAGTTGATAGGGTTGCCGCCAGCAGTCACCAGGACATCGGCAATCGCCCGGATGGGGTTGTAGTATTGGAGCCGGACTTCGAGCCGGTCCAAAAACCCGGTCATGATGGCATAACCGCCGCCCGTGGTGGTGATGGTTTGCGCGGCCCGCTCTTCAATCTCGGCCTTTCGGTAGAGCGGGATCGCTTGGGACTCGTGGACCCGGATCTCGGCCATGGCCGCCCGTTGCTCATCGTCGGCCCGCTCGCCCAGGAGCCAGCCACGCAGCGCCAGGCCACGGGTGCGGGTGGCCTTGCGATCGTTGAGGTCGGTGACGATACCAAAACCCTGGGGGGTTTGGCGGCCTTCGTAAACTGACTTGGCGGCGCGCAGTTCCTCGGCCCGCCTTTGCGCGCGGGTGGCGACTTCCTTGCGCGCTTTTTCGGCGGCGGTGATCCGGTCATCCAGCGCGGAGACGGTGGCGCGGAACTCTTCGGCCTTGGCGTCCTCTTCGGCGCTCAGGGCTCGGGTTTCCCCGGCGCTTACCAGGGTTTCCCATTGGGTCACAACGGCGGCCCGTTCCGCCAGAAGCTTTTCCAACTCATCCATTTCTAACTCCTTGGCGGATGCCGTAGGGTGAAAAAAGAAAACAAACGACGGCGGCGACGGGCATCGTGCCCGTCAAAAGAGGATGTGTTCAGGTGGCGCAGGTTTGCGGAAGTCCCGACCGTGTACGCTGGATTGGCGACAAACGAGATTTCTTTGAGGTCCACATCGGCCAGCGTGCGGATATTGGGCTTGGCCTCGTAGTCCCATTCCTCGGCGCGGGCAATGAAACCAAACGAACATTGGCCAATGTCGCCGCGATGAACCAGCGCCTTGAGGTCGTTGGCGTAACTGGTGTTTGGTAGGCTTAGTTCGTACTCAAGCCCGGCATCGGTCGAGCGCAGCGTGAGCGTGCCCGAGCCAGTGCGGCCCAGGAGCATTTCGTCCTCGTGCGAATACAGGGCAAGGATGTCGTTTTCCGCGAGCGACCGATCAAAAGCGCCCTTGCGTATCTTTTCCCGAAAGCCCCACATTTCCGCCGAAAGGGTCTCGTAAGGCGCGGCGACACCGACCAGCGTTGAGCCTTCCCCGCCTTCGCGGATCTCAAGGCTCTTGTGGGGAAACCCACGGTGTTCAAATTTCAAAGCGGTCGGCACGGGTGACCCTCTTGTCTTCGGGGGAACTACCCGGACCCAAAACGCAAAAGGCCCAGCCAGGGGGTGATCTGGCTGGGTCTCGCGGCACTGGGGGGTGCTAGATGATTTAGCTTAGGCGGCGGGTGGCTCCGGTTCGGCGGTGGGCTGGGGTGGTGCCTGTGGCTTGATGTCGGCGAAGATGTCATCAAGTTGCGCGGCGGAAAGCAAGGGGAACGCCGCCGCTGCAAGCGCCTTGGCGGTGCTGATTGGAATTACGCCTGTCGCGGCCTGGATCACGATGTCTTGCAGGCTGGCGATTTGCGCGCCGTTGAGCGCTGTATCCTGGACAATGGCCGCCTGGGCCGCTTGGTCGGCGCCGGCCACATCGGCCTGGGGTGCGGGTGGTGCCTGGTCGGTCGCCGGTTCGGTGCTGGTTGGTTCTGGCTCATCCGTGATCTGCTGGGTGGCTTGTGACTCGCTGGGTGCGGGCTTGCTCCCCGCCACCATCTGGTTGGCCGGTTGCCAGTAGTCCTGGCCGATCCCATCAGGCAGTGGCTTGAGCCGGAGCTTGCGCCGGATCTCATCGCCGTTGTAGACGCCCAGATTGCGAAGGGTTGAGAACGATGCATCCCGTGTTGCAGTGTTGACGGTCAGGATTCGCTCCAGATCGTAAGCGGCGGTGTACGGCTCGCCCAGGAGTTTGTGCGCGATCTCTTGCTCATCGGACACCATCAAGGGCATGAGGGAATTGGTTACAAAATCAATCCCGTCGTCTTCTTGGTTGGCAAACGCCGTCGCGCCCTTGACGCGCAATTTCGAGAGCGGCACGCCAATGATGCGGGCGAAGTCCTCGACGGACAACATCCGGCTTTCGAGAAGTTGGGCCTCACTGTTGTCCATGTTGTTGTCATGCCACTCCGCGCCCTCTTCGAGGATGGCGATCCGGTGCGCCCGCTCGGCGCTTTGGTGGCGCTCGTTCCAGGAATTCATCAACCGATTAAAGGCGACATCGCCAAGGCGCCCCGGCGCCTTGATGTATCCGCCCGGCCTGGCCCCGTTCGAGAAAACCTTCGACACATAGGTATCCATCGACCGGGCCAAACCAAGCTGTTCGCGGCAATATCCCAGCAAGGATAGGCCCATGAACCCGTCCACAGAAAACCCCCGCAGGTGCAGGATCTCCGACGGTAGCAAATCCTTTTGCCCGCCGTAGGCTTGGACCCGGTAGAAAAGCCCGATGTTCGGATCGTTGTAAGGGGTGACCTGGTAGTTGGGCTGGGGCAGGGGCCAGATATTGAGCAGCTTGCCGTTGGGCGCCCATTCGATCTCCGCGTAGGCGTTGCCGTGGATCAACCGCTTGGCATTCATGCCCACGCGAAAAGTCATCGACGGCGCCCAATCGTTGGCGCGGCCGTTGAGAAACGAGTAGACCGGGTGGGAGTTGGTTTCCTGCCCGTCCGCAGGATCGCCCTTGTAGATGTCGATTTGCGCCATGGCCATGGCGTTGGAAATGAGACGGACCCCGGCAAGAAACACACCGACTGAAAGCGCGTTGTCCTCGTTGACGAACGCGCCCGACATGGTCGGGCCATCGCCCCAAAAGGTGC